CTGTGGTGGGTGGTGGGCTCTTGCTTATGCAGGCGCGGTATGTGCTGAAGAACCTGCACGTCGAGCGTCCCGATTGCGGCTATGACAAACTTGCAGCGGCTTGCGAAAGCGCTGCCCTCGCCGCGCAAGGGAAAGCGGACGCCGGGAGGAGGTGGGATCAAGGCAAGCACGAGGGATGCGGCAAGTGCGAGTCTGCGCCCACATGACCCTCAACAAGTTCACCAAAGGGAAGTTGGACAAATGGAAAAAATAAAACAATGGGATGAATTTATCCTGAAACGCACACAAGATGCTTACTTGTGGTTATTTGACAGGACGGGGGTGTATGCAGGGACCGTCGCAGTCACTGCATTCCTCGCAGGTGAGATGTTTGATAATTTAGATGACAAAGCATTCACTGGTCTGACCATGTTCAATATTGGGCTCAATGGAGCAAATTGTATCTTCCGTTGTGTGTTGCAAAACTCCGAAAAATACGAAATATACAATACCATTGCACGCGGTTGGTCATCTTCAGTAATGCGAATTGTGATATGTGTGTCTTTTCTGGCAATAGCCATTGTTGAAACAGCAAGTGGACAATACTTCAGTGCAATTTCCTGTATGCTGAATATACTCTTTTTCAACTATGCTTTGTCATGGCAGATCAGGAAGCGTGAGCCACCGGAGAAAATGGTTTTCGCACCACAGAGCCAAAGCCTGTGACCAAAGATCAAATCCTAGCGGCGTTGCCGGGCCTATCCCATGAAGATCAGGCCGTTATTGCCTCCGTGGCCAGCCACCTTTGCAAAGGCCGTACAGGGGCTATTGGCCAGCCCGCCACCCAACTAGGGGCAACAGTTTATGAGGCACTAGGGGCGGCCTTAGCGTCACCTGTGCCCTATGCCACGTTTGCGGCAAGCAAGTGGGGGCGGGCATTTGATGCCAAGGTACTACCCCTCGGCAAATGGTTTGACAGCAAGTTGCCGGGTTGGGACAAAAACAAAGTAGGGCAAATGGCCCTACTCCGTATGCTGTTTGAACTCCTCTCCCAAGATCTGTTAAAACGCAGTGTTCCAACCAACATGGGAACTATGGTGAGCAATCTTGGCCAAATACCTCGCATCTTTGATCAAGCGTTCCCTAACTACATTGAGTCTGGTTTGGGACCGTTCATTCTTAAGAAATTCGGCATGTGATGCTGGTTTCCACAGTTGGGATAAAGGGGCAGTAGACGTTTACGGACATACTGTTTTCACTTGTGCGGCATGTAAAGGGACTTATGTCCTGTGTAAGGAAAATTACCATGACAGAAAAATTACCTGAAAGGGTAAAACAGCATTGGGGCTTTGATCCCAATGAACGTATCACTGTTCTAGGGAATGATTATTCCTATGAAGGATACATTGTTGCGTGCTTTAAGAAGAGGCGTGGCGGCACCAGATACGTGGTTGAGGATGATAATGGGAGATTGTTCATTCACAACAGTAGGCAGTTGGGTATCGCATCATGAGCAAATTGCAAGACGAGCAGACTAACATATCTCATTTTAGTGACGTCCTGACACGAGTTGATTTCCCGAACTTCTATTTTGTAGTCGGTGTCGTCAACGGCAACTATTACATGCAAATAGAATGTAATGACAAATGTAACGTGACAGATGCTGATATTAGATGGAAGTCCCGTAAATGGAATTTGTCAATCCACATGACTGATGGCGAAATTGTCCAAACTGCATTCAAAGCGGTCCTCACCGCACTTGAGCATGAGGCACGGGAGAAATTCACCTACCGGGATGTCGCCGTATTTGACTCACACTATGACATTGAGAAGTTGGTAGAGTTGCGGAAACGACCTGACAGTATTAAAGGGCGCAATTAACTCCGTGTAGCGCAGTCCGGTTAGCGTACCTGATTTGGAGTCAGGGGGTCGCAGGTTCAAATCCTGCCACGGAGACCAGCATCACAAGGGTATCACATGGCTGTAAGCCTCTCGGCGCTACAAGAAAACTTCGTGACTTTATTGGCATATGACGACAAGAATTGTGTGCTCATACGCAACGTCATTGAGCCAGAGTTTTGGGGTGGTCCATACGCGCTGATAGCACGGCGCATCTATGAGTACATAGATCGATACAAAAAGGCTCCCAAGGATCACATTGCTGACCTGTTGGCGGATAAGCTTGATGAAAAGAACAAGCGTGAGGCTGGCCTATACGAGGATATTCTCTTAGGCATCAAAGACCTGCATGACGGCATCAACACTGATTATGTGATGTCCCAACTTGAGAAATTCATCACACGGCAATCAATGCGCTCTATAGCGATAGACCTAGCCAAAGCTCTGCAAAAGGATACGGATGAGTCTCTCGATGAGGCAATGGCCCTGCTTGCAGGAGCAAAGAATCAACAACTATCGGTTTTCGATTCCGGCCTCCGACTAAGCAATAAAGACCGTGTTCTAGATTTCCTTGATCAGCAAGTGAACTGTTTTCCAACTGGCATACCCGAATTTGATAAACGTGGGTTTGGACCGACCAGAAAAGAACTATGGCTATACATAGCAGCCGCAAAGCGTGGTAAAACATGGATGTTGATCCAGTTGGCCAAAATGGCGATGGTTCACAGGCTCCGTGTGTGTCACATTTCACTTGAAATGTCTGAGGAAAGGTCGGCACAGAGATATATGCAAGCGTTGTTTGCACTATCTAAACGTAAAGAAAAAAAGATAGTTACCAAATTTGACCGTGACCAATTGGGCCGATTGGTTGGGTTTAACGAAAAGGAAATGGTGCCCAAGCTGTCAATGGACGACCCCAAGATCAGGGCAAAGCTTGAACATCGTATTTCTAAATTTGGCCCCCGCTTACTGGACAATGTAATTGTCAAACAGTTCCCAACCGGCTCACTTACAGTCAGGCAATTAGAAGCCTATTTGGACGGTCTTGAGAGTAATGAAAGATTTATACCTGATCTTCTTATTATTGACTATCCTGATCTTATGAAAATTGACAAGAACAATTACCGCCTCAGTATTGACGAAATTTATAAGGAACTGCGTGGTATGGGGGTTACCCGGAACATGGCTGTGGCCGTTGTCAGCCAGAGTAATCGGGCCAATGCCAAGGCTAAGCATGTAGGGTCAGATAGCGTTGCTGAGGCTTACAGCAAGGTGGCCCATGCGGATTGCATCATCACCTACAATCAGACAGTTGCTGAGCACAAGATGGGGTTGGCGCGCTTGTTCGTATCAGGTGGACGCAATGACGAGGACCAGATAACTCTCTGCGTCTCACAAAACTATGCGATGGGTATATTCGCCGTGGATTCTATCTTGATGACTGGGGCAAGTTATTGGCCAAACATACCAGAGGTAGGTCGTGATGGCGAAGCTGAGGAACCATGAAACGGGTCAGACTAAAGTTGCGGATGCGTTCAGTTATACTGATTCCGTCCGAATGTAAGCGCCCCAAGGAGTACATGGATTTACGGCATTGGTGGTTGCATGAATTGCGACAACTCAGAGCCAAACGGAAGTATGCCGGTATTGGAAAAAAAGAAGTAAAAATAGCTCAAAAAGAGCTGGCAAGGTTGAGGAAAGATTACAAATGACTGAAACAGGGAATAAATTCAAAGCGGGTGACAGGGTTTACCTGAAGTCTGGTTCACCAAGGATGGTGATTATTTCCATCAATGGGGAAAATTGCCGTTGCATATGGATTATGTATGGGTCAGACAGGCTTAATGATGCTGAAATCCCAGCTCTAGCCTTGAGGTTAGCATGACTGAAGAAGCACCGAAGCCAAAAATGACGGCACGCGATAAGGCCGAGCTGATGCTCAAGATGACACGTGAGTCTGAACGGGTAGCACGACGTGTAGGCGCTGAGGCTTGCATCGTCATTTGTGTGTTCAGGGATGGCAATCAACTCACCATTCAGGACGCTGGCAAGTTCGTCATGCCACCCCCTCACTTATACAACACCATGATCCAAGCCCATGAAAATGGTCAGCTTGGAAAAGGACCGCGATCCAAGCTGGTTAAACCACACTAGCAGTTGCGACAAATTCTAGGCGGTGGTGGTGGTATTGACGGCAATGGGCCTATCTGAGACTTAGCGCGATAGATATCCGTGTGGAAAGAAGTGTGGAAAACCACCTCCAAGGCCCAATACTGAAAAGAGCCAAGTGAGGAACGCCAAGAAGCAAAGCAATCCTACAATTACGCGCCCCCACTTTAGTACGTTGCCATCAATAGTAATCCCAAGAAAGAATTGAAGGCCCCACACAAACAGGTACGCTATGAAGATGATGATGGCACAGTAGAGTGCCATCTCAAAAAAGCCTATAATGATCCCAGCCATGATTGTGTCTCCAGACACGTTAAGTTATGCCGGATAATTCACAGATGAACAAAAGGTTGCATTCCATGTTGTTGAGATGGCGCATGAATGCTTTGGTGGTAAGCATGGTTGTATCCATTGGGGTTGGGGCAGTCATGGGATTTCATACTGGCAATGGGAATTGGTTCTGGTTGTGTCTGCCATTATTGATGTTCCTAGCCTGATATGGGCCTGATCGCTAAGCAAGCTGTCAACGCACTTCTTGAGCGCAAGCCTGACAATCATGATTGGATGAAGAAGCTAAAGCGGGTGGCTTTAGCCAAAGAGCTTCGTTCAGAACTGAAAAACGTTCCAAACTTTGAAAAACTTTGGGACCATCAACTCGTCTGTTTCTTGCTCTGCACAACACTGAAGCGGTTCATGCTTCACATCGATATGGGTGGGGGAAAAACCCTGATCACTTTATTTTCTATCCTACACCGCAAGATGTTGGGGCAGAAACCAAAGGCTATTATCTTTGTGCCTTATGTGACGGCTGTAGATACATGGATTGAAGAATGCAAGAAGCACACTCCAGCTCTAAGCCTCACACCACTAATTGGTTCCACCATTCAAAACCTTCGTCACCTCGAGGAAAGTACCAGTGACGTCTATGTGATCTGTTACGCTAGTGCCGTGGCCATGCTGGCAGAGGATATGCCTGTAGCCAAACGCAAGAAAAAGGCATGGACAATTGATCCAAAGAACACACGCAAGGTGTTTGCTGGCTTTGATACTTTTGTGGCGGATGAGATTCACAAATGCTCCAATGTGAGCAGCCTGACCTACAGGATGTGTCGTGCCATCAGCAATGAATGTGAATATGGTATCGGTTTGTCCGGAACACCTTTTGGTAAAAATGTTGAGGACATTTGGGCACAGTTTTATCTGATTGATTTTGGAGAATCCATTGGTGAAACTAAAGGATTGTTCCAAGCTGCATTCTTTGAGGAGAAAATAAACTTTTTCACCAAATTCAAAGAGTACAAATTTGATAAGAAAAAGATGCCACTGCTGCGAAAATTAATCAAGCACAACAGCATTCATTACGAAGCATCTGAAATGAATGACTTGCCGGAGCGGCGTTACATCAAGGCCAAGCTGCCATTGCCCACAGCCATGGAAGGGTATGTCTCGGTTGCTGCCGCTCAATTTATTGCCGCAATTAAAAGTCAAAGTGGTGATAGGACACGAGCCGCAGAAGCTTCTTACCTTCAATTACGACAGTTAGCTTCCGGCTTCATGACGGTTAATGGTGAGAGCAATGCCAAGGTAAAGGTGTCGTTTGACACCAATCCTAAATTGGATTTACTTGAAGAAAAAATAGACGCCATGCCGTATGGCCGCAAGATGGTCGTATTTCATCACTTCATTCACACTAACGGACTTATCAGTGAACGGCTTTCTAAGCTTAAAATCAAACATGCACGTATATGGTCAGGTCAAAAAGACGTCATCGGTGAATTGAAGAAGTTCAGAGATGATCCAAAGTGCATTGTTCTGGTTTTAAACGATCAATCAGGTTCAAATTCCTTGAACCTGCAACACGCCAACTATATGTTCTTTTTTGAGCAACCTGACTCGCCTATTAATCGTCAACAGGGGGAACGTCGTATCTGGAGGCCGGGGCAAACACAGCCAGTCTATTACATAGACCCCTTCATGGAAGGAACGGTTGATGAACGAATTTACTATGCAAACACACAGGGCAAGAACCTGTTAGAACAGCTCTTGAAGGGCACGGAGAAGTTTAGTGGCAAAAGACAACCTGAGTGATTTCATTGATGCAGTACGTGAAGAAGTTACTGTTCGCGCACAACAACCACCACGTCACCATCCTTCTTCAATTGAAGGAGCAGCAGCCAGCGGTCAACATGACTGGGCCAAGAACATGGCTGCGGCCTCTTGTTGGGCACAGACCGGCAATTCTTATTTTCCAGTAAGTGACGTTGTGGACTTGGTGCCAGCAGGTGCCTACCGCTGTGGCATGTCCAATACTGGTCCATACATTGAAAAGATGAAAATTCAGATTGATAATCTGTTGTCGCTGCCTGATAGTTCAACAGAAATTCTTCTGAATGAATTTGACCAGTTTTGGAAACTTCGTCCTGCTTTTGATGCACGTGGTTTTACCTTCAAACGTGGAATGCTCATGTGGGGTCCTCCGGGTAGTGGCAAAACTTCTGCTGTGTGGCAGATGACCCAAAAACTGGTTAAGGATAATGATGGCATTGTGGTGTTTGTAGAGAACCCGCAAATAGCTGTCTGGTGTCTGAGCATGATCCGCAAGATTGAGCCAACGCGGCCCATGATTACGGTGATGGAAGACATTGACGCCATCATTCAAGAAAATGGTGACCATCACTTATTGGCACTTCTTGATGGTGAATTCCAAATTAACAACGTGGTCCATGTTGCCACCACCAATTATCCACACATGCTGGATAGGCGCTTTATTGACCGTCCCAGCCGCTTTGACACCATCATGAAGGTGGGAATGCCCTCTCCTGAAGCACGTCTTGTCTACTTCAAGGCCAAAGAGCCCGGCCTTTCAAAAGAAACCATTGAACGATGGGTGGATGCCACAGAGGGCTACAGTGTAGCGCACTTGCGGGAAGTATGTATTGCCACCCAATGTTTCAAACAGCCTGAAGAAGAGGTGTTTGATCGTCTAGATAAAATGAAGGAAGCATTTGATATGAACGATGATGGTGATGAAAGGAAGCAGCCTGCTGGCTTCTTAGGTGTGGCTTTTAAGCAAAATGCAAAGGTGCGTCGTGGATAAGACGCATTGCAAACACGGACATAGGTGGCGCGAAAGCACCACCTATTTCGTCACGACTAAGAACGGCCACAAATCACGCGCATGTAAAATATGTCGAAGTGAAAGGCTCACTACAAAACGTCACAATAATGAACAATTTCGAATGAAACATCGCCAACAATCATTGGCTCGTTACCACACTCAAAGGCTTCGAGATGGACTGGCGCAGGTTCTTAGAAGAGAATAATATTCACTTCGTTGATAGAGGCCCCAATACAAAACGTGGTGAAGTCTCTATCCAATGCCCCATGTGTGGTGATGAAGATCCGTCAGAGCATTTAGGCATCAACCTTACAAATGGGAAATGGGGCTGCCATCGCGATGGCAGTCACAGGGGCCTAGCCGCTCGATCATTAATACGTCATATATTAGGCTGCTCGGCATCACAAGCACAGCTTATCGTCAAACAGTACAGTCATAGTGATCCAGACACACTGGAGGCAGCCTTGGCCGCACTTACGGATAGCGCACCTGAAGAACGAAAAGAATTCAACCAGCCACTTGAACCTCAATATAAGGACTTCTACGAAATAAAACCGCGTGGAATAACCAAACGGTTTTTCACCTATTTGGTGAGCCGTGGATATGACAACCCCCAAGAAATAATTGAGAGGTATGGCTTGCGTTGTGTTTTGACGGGCCGATACAAGGATCGGATAATTATCCCAGTCAGGCACAACAAGGAACTTCTTGGGTGGACCAGCCGTGCCATCGGCTCGCTTGAAAACGCACCACGTTACTTGGCTTCGTCCGAAGATGTCAAAACTACTATCTTTAACTATGACCAAATCAAGAAAGGTGGTGAGCGGCTGTTTATCGTTGAAGGCCCGTTTGATGCTATCAAGATAGACAATTACAGCCTTTCACACGTGCCACCCACATTGGTATCCAATCAAGATATGGTGCATTATCGTGCCACATGTACTTTCGGCACCTCGTTGACCATCAGCCAAATTGCTATCTTGCGGGGCTTAGTCAAAAAATACGAAGAGACCTACATCCTGTTTGATCGTGGTGCTGAAGGTCCAGCCAATGATCTGGCTTCTTGGCTAAATGTTGAGACATTAGATTTGCCAGTTGGCATAGATGATCCCGGAGAGCTACGTTATTCTCATCTTGAGAAAATGTCAGAACCAATCATGGGGTTTGGCTGGCATTCTCGTGGCCCCCGCTTAGGCCCACTAATGCAAGCGACATATGTTAGATCAAACATGACAAAGAGCAATGCACTTCTTAAAAAACTGTCTGGTAAGCCTTGACAGTTTGAGGGTGGAAGGTTCAAGTTGGATAGACTTACTTCCACCCAATCAGCACATAATTCGAGGGCAAAATGCACGCAGTTGAACGTGAAATCATTAAGGCAATTGGGGGAAAGACCCCTCGCAAGAAGTTTACAGACCGAAACGATTATCTGCGGTCATTGGTCAATGATCTAATGAAACTCACCAATGAGGAGTTTGACGAGCTGACTGATGAAGCGGCTGAATGGACCAATGCTGCGGTAGCCGCCATCAATGCCAAAGAGGATGAACTTCCTGACTTTGATGAAGTGGTTGCTTCTGAGGAAGCAGATGAGCCTGAGGATGAAGAGGCTGACGATGACGAGGCTGGTGGTGTTAAGGAATATGAGGATGAAACTGAAGATGAATCTGAGGCAGATGAAGAGGATGAAATCTCTGATGAAGATGAGGAAACCTCATCTACTGACTCTGATGATGAACCTGAAGATGAGACGCCTGAGGTAAAGCCTGCCAAGAAAAAGGCTGTGCCTGCCAAGAAAATAAAGGCCAAAGAAAAGGCCCCAGCAAAGGCAAAGGTAGAAACAAAGAAGCCACCAAAAGCAAAAGCCAAATCGCTTGATGACGAAGAGGACGTCGTCGTTGACAAATGGGGCTGCATGGAGGGAAGCAAGAACTCCCAAGCGTTGGCCATGTTTGAGAAGGGTGCGACTGCCAAGGAAGTGAAAGAATCGCTTGGCGGAACCTATTACAATATCTTGGGTAAGATGGTTCAAAACGGCCACACTATGGTTAAGGAGGGATCTGTTATCAGAATAACCCACTCTGATGACAAGGCTAAGGCAAAAGCCAAAAAGAAGTAAGCTGGGTCCGGGTTGGGTCCTAGGAACTCTAAATCCATAGGATGTGGGTTCAACTCCCACATCCGGCTCCAGCTAGCCCATTGAAGGATACATTAAATGTTCATGTATTACGTGTGCGGCTCAAATGGTGGATGCGGAGGCTCAGTTCAAAGCCTCCCACATTACACGGGTCTTAACTTCCTGTTTTTAATGGTAGGTTTTTGGGTTATGACCAAGGTGATGATCATGCTCTATGATCTATTTTCGAAGACGAAAGGAGAGTAATATGTCTTAGATTACCACGAGGGCCACCTCCCTAAGGGAGAGTAGCGTATAAAGTTCAAAACCCCTTAGGAGATATAAATGAAAACCCATCTACAAGTTAAGGTCGTGTCCCTTGCGGCTGAAATGACGTACATCAGGCGTCAAGAACGCAAGTGGAAAAAGCGAGCCCAACTGGGCCGCATCAACGCCTCAAAGTATGCCTCTGTGGCTCATGCTGAAAAGGCTTTCTGGACCCTCCGTGGTCACAGAAATGAACTTAAGATAGAAGCTCGTACCACCCACCTTGCATATGGTGCTCTCCGGGGAATTCCATACTCCGCGATGGAGATCATTTGCTATGGTGTCCTAAAAGGTTACGGCAGCAGTGAACCACGATGGGCTGATATTGAGGCCATGGTGGAGCGTTTCACCAAGGATGAGGATGACACTCAGGGAACCATGCAAAAGTTCGCTGAGTGGTTAGCTGATGCTAAAAAGTGGTATGAGGGCAACGAGGACAGAATTGAATTGCTCAACAGAGCAAGGCCCCAACGCATTGCTGCGTTGAAAGCCAAGACGGCCGCACATAAAGCGGAAAAAGAGGTAGCAGCCATTTCGGCCAGCGCCTAAAACTAAATGAGGCTGGCCTTAGGGCTGGCCTCATTTGTGTCTTAAACAGGAGTATGAGAATGCAACATGATTTTATCCTACTTGACCGCTCTGGCTCCATGGAAGGGACAATGTGGAAGGAAGCACTTGGTGCCATCAACGGCTACGTCAAGAAGTTGGCTGATGACAAGGTCGATACCGGCGTGACCTTGGCTGTGTTTGACTCCAATGAGCCATTCAAGATCATCCGTGATCGTATCACTCCTTCTACGTGGCATGAAGTCACTGACAAGGATGCAACGCCGCGTGGTGGAACACCTTTGAATGATGCTACCGGAAAGCTCCTTGATCTGGCTGAGAAGGGCGCACCGGGCGGTGAGCAATACGATAAAGTCGCCATCATTATCATGACTGATGGTCAGGAAAACTCGTCCAGTGAATACACTGTGGCCAAGATCAAGGAACGCCTTGACCGGGTGCGTGCCAAGAATTGGCAGGTGATTTTCTTGGGTGCAAACTTCGACAATGCTGCACAAGCTACTGATTATGGTGCAGCAAGGGGGATGCACGTAAATTCCTCGATGCGTAGCATGGGGGCCACCATGAGTGCCATGGCTTCCAAACGTGGTGTCTATGGTGCCACAGGACAATCTGTATCCTTCAGTGATGAAGAAAAAGCTGAAGCCAAGAAGTGAAGATCATAATTGAATATCCGGAGGGTGGTTATCCCACCTTCCGGAACTATGTGTTACTTCACAAAGTGAAGCCCATAGTCCGAAAACGAGCATTAAAGGCAGGGTTAATCCCTACCTCAGTTAAAGAATATAAAAAATTAATAGGCAATACCATGGCTCTCAATAGAGTGTTTGAGAGTGGCATCTGGTATGACACGGTGAAATATGCTGTTTAAAACAATAGACAAGGTATCTGGAAAAACACTAAAGACCAGCAGGCCTCTGCTCATTACCCCACAGCAGGCATATGTCCGGCCTTCACAGGGCAAGGATTGGTTCAGCACCACCACTACCATCTGGCAGGTAGATGAGATAATCAAACGTCGTGTCCGTGATTGGCGCAGGCTGACGGGTGAAACAGGCCACACCGGCGCTCGCGATCAAAGCTTCAGGGCTGACCATAACTCGGTTTACACAGGCACTCACTCAGTATTCCCCGCACCACTGATGGAAATGATCATTGTGCGATACGGAGGTCCAATTGGTAGTAAGATTCTTGATGCTTTCGCTGGTGGCCCACCGCGTGGGCTGGTATCGTGTATTATGGGCCATGAATATGTCGGCTTTGAAATCCGTCAAGAGCAGATTGATGAAAATGAAGCCATACTAAAGAAATTGAAATTGAAAGGAGCGACCTATGTTAATTCTGATGGTCGTTATCTTGATGTTGATGCTATGTTTGATTGCGCCATTACTTGCCCTCCCTATTTTGATTTGGAAGTCTACTCAGACCAACAGGATGACATATCGAATCTTGGCAGTTATGCTGAGTTTAATGCCTCTATGTATCTATGTGCACATGCTCACAAGCATAGGATGAAGCCGGGCTCTTTTGTATGTATTATTGTAGGTTTATTTAGAGACAAGAAAGGAGAGCTAATTGATTTCCCGGCTGACACAGTTGAGAATTTCCGTGATGCTGGATTTATCTATTGGCAGAATATCATCCTATCTAAGAACTTCGCGTCAGCCGCAGTGAGGGCAAGCAATGCTTGGAAGGGGCACAAGCTCGTGCCGCGTCACGAAAATCTACTCATTTTTCGAACGCCAGAAAGCTAAACGAGAACGCTTCAATTACGACCTGACAAGGGTGCTTGTCAGCCTCAAATTCAGACCACGAAATTGGCGATGTCATTTTCCATTTCGTCTTGCAAACAAAACTGAAAATATGGAAATTTGGATGGCTAACAGTATGTATGGTTTGGATTTTTATATTGAAAACAGATATTATAGGAATCTTAACATTTTTGGATATCTAATTCCATGGAGGAGAAAACTTTATAAAGCTGGAATTGAAGCAATTTTAAATCCGTGGGTTGAAAAATATGGGATAACATGGGAAGAGGCCAAAAAGAAAAACTGCATCACACTTGCAGCCCGTCACAGAGCTTGGATGAAAGAATTATAATGAATCGAGCAGAGTTGGTAAAAACGCTTGAACTGGTAAAGCCTGCATTGGCTGTGGATAGAACAGTTCCTATCTTCCAATGTTTCAACTTCACTGAGGGTGCGGTGTCGGCCCACAACGGGACAATTGCCATTATTGGGCCATCAGAGTTTGAGTGGAGCTGTGGCATCCACGGGGCAACGTTGTTGGGCTTGCTATCCAATAGTCAAGTTGAGGATATGGAAATCAACCTTGAGCAGGATACGGCAACCATTAAGCTTGGTAAAACTATCAGCAAGTTGCCGTTTCAATCTGAGGAAGACTTTATCTTTGAAGTGCCTGAAGATGATTGGCATTTCAAAGTGCCTTTTACTGAGAGCTTTGCTAATGCCCTATCGATGTGCCTTGAGACAGTATCAAGCGA